TTGGTGTTGCTCCTAGCATCGGGATGTCAAACCAGCGACCATTCTGATCGCCTTTCTTGGTAAAGCTGATATGTATATGAGCATCGTGGCGGTTAATGCCAGAATAAGTTCTCCAACGCCAAAGCGATTTAGCTGAGGCAATCTTTCCTGCATAGATGATGTAGGAGATTCGCTTATCTTTCCTGGCACATAGGCGTATTTGGTCGGCAAGATAAACACCTGTGCTGGGGCGTGAGTCGAAGTCCTTATCCACATCAATAGCCCTGACGATTCCGTTAGCCTTATCGGGATTGTGGTCACTCTTACGATTGGAGTGTGCGGCATCGCCTATCCAACCATCAGACTTTCTATCGCGGTCAGGAAAGGAATCATCAATCTGCTCACGAAGTTGTTGCCCTGCTTTACAAAGAATCGGCTTCATCAAGGCTCTTTAGATATTCTTGGTAATCAGAGTTTGCAGGGTCAGATGGAATTGAAAGCATTAAGCCATCTTCATACCAAGCGTTAATGACTGTATTGCCTGATGGTGTTGTAATTACTTCATATCTTGGGTTCATTATAACTCCGCCTGAAATGCAACAAATGCTGCTGCGTTATTGGTTGATAAAACGCCACCTTGACCCTGAGTAGCGCCAGCCTCAGTTGCGTTGTAGTAGTTGAGTGTTCTTGAAGTAGTCATATCTAAAGTAATGCTGTTGATAAAATCTGTACCAACAGAGGCATTTGCTATTTTGTAATAGTTAGTGCCAGTAACAATAGATAGTGTTGGAGCAGTTCTCATTTCAACTAGGAAACTCAAAGCAGCGTTAAACTGAGTGCCGTTGATATAGCATCCATTTCCAATTACTTGAGAATTACCATTAACCCAAAGTTGATAATACCTTTGGCAAGCGGCTAATTCTCCTTGGATTGTTCCTGTTGCAGTTTGGAAGGCTGTGGCTGTTGAGCCAACTTCAACTTGAAAGCCCCATAATTCAATAGTTGTATTGTTTAATCCGCTTGAGTTTGTTCGAGAGTTCAAATCACTTCCAGCAGATACAAAGAAAATTAAAGTAAGACTATCGCCTGCACCTATTGTTTTGCCTGAGATAGATGGTACTGCAAAAGTTTGGGTGTATCTAGCCCACGATGTACTTATTGTGCTGTTCTGTGCTGGCGTAGCAGTCACGTCTGCACTTCCGCCTGAACCAAATTGTTGTCTAAGTTCAGCCGATACTTTAGGTGTTCCTGCACCTGCCTTAGCCCAAAAAGAAACAGTTACAGTTTGCCCTGCGCAAGTTCTAACGCTTTCAATTTTCTGAACAGCAGCGGCGTAATTGCCTGTTCCTGACTGTCCTGAAATAACTGCTCGTAAATAGTTTTTGCCTTCATAGCCTGCTACTGGTGCTGCACCTGCTGTAAAAGTTTGTGCTGACCAAGTTACTGTGCCACCTGAGTGGTCGCCAGTCCATCGGTCAAAACCATAAGCACCTGATGTAGTGCTGCTGCTGAAGTTTCTTTGATTTACAAAAAAGTCACCATTTATAATTTTGTTCTTGCCAGCAGTGTATGCAACCGATGCACCAAGCAGGTTAATTGTGCCATTTGTATCATTGACATCCGATGCGGAATAGACATCTCCATTCGCGTACGAAACTTTCATTGGCCAGCCTGTTGCCATTAGCACACCTCTTTCATAGGGTTAATTCTAGTACATAACATCGAGTAAAGGCTCCTGTGTAGCAATTGTTGTAGTCCATGTGTTAGGGGTGATGTTGTGAGCAATTCCCTGCACTTGCAGCTTCTTCTGGATAGTTGATCCACCAGGTTGCTCATTAGTGATATCTACTGTGTCAAAGAAGTCAAGGCTTAGAGCTGCTGTGACCCCTGCTGAGTAATTAGGAGTTACCAAGTCCAAAGTAATTGTTTCAATGCGGATAGAAGTTTCTTTGCGGCTATCGACATAAGCAGTTGCTAGGGCTAAGGCATTCGCATCTGTCTGCATCAACATATCTGTAGCTGTAATGGATCGTGTGAAGTATTGCGCGATAGATGTTGCATCTGAGTAACTCTGTGCTGTGCCACCGATTCTGGTCACAGTTGCCTTGTTCACTATTGTCTTGTCATCGAGTGCAAAGGTGATTTCTGCATAGTTAATTCCTGTGCCAGTTTGGTTAAATACTGTTGGGCTAGCAGCTTGGGCATCATAGACAAATTGTCTGCCCTTAAAGGTTGCTACGCCATTCTCATCAATGTAGAACGCGCCCTGCTCTGTGAACTCAGCAGTGTGGATTGCATCAAGGACTGTGCGCGTTGTGCCAGGGTCTGCCACGCAAGTTGTAGCGCCTGTGCCAATGCTGGTAAATGCTGGCGGCCATGCAATCATGGTGAGGATAGATTGAACGCGCTGTGCAGTGGTCTGACCTGCTGTGCCACCTGTAACTGTTGTGACATTAGAGTTATACATCAATCTGAATGCGTCATAGCAGATAAACGTGCAATAGCCTGTTTCTTGACCTGTTGGATACGTATAGCGAAACTCGGTGATGTAACCGCCGAATAGACCATAGGTTACTCCGCCATAGATTGCAGATGCCTGTATCTTTCTAAGAGGCTGTAATAGGCCAAAGTAAGGACTAGCTGTGTTTTGTGGATTAAAGTCACCATTAGGATCAACGATGCGGATAGTTGCTGAACCTGCCTCGTATTGATCCTGTAAAAGGTTGCGCCCTCTACGAGTTGAGATGTTGAGAGTCTGTGAAGAAACATCAACGATAACTGGAATGGCAGAAGCAAGCTCAGCAAAGCCTAACTGTGAAGTACCCAAGATAAACGGATTACCGAACGATGCTCCACCCGATAGATTTATCTTGACTGAAAGGGTTGCTGGTAATGCCATTAGTACGCCGTACTATAGTTAATCGGAATACCAGAAGCCTGATTATTATAAATACCTTGAGTAATTGCTGATACTAAATCGCGCTCTGTTGTGACTGAGCCTTGAATGACAACATTGACCACAGGCGCACCGCCACCCCCAGCCATGCCAGCACCTGCTAGACCACCATAGTTGTTCTGTCCTAGATTGGTCGTGCCGCTACCGAAGCCCTCATAACCGCCTGTAGGGGGCGTAAAAGATTGGAAACCCTGTGAGGTTGGTGTAACACCTATGCCCATCGCTCTTAATGTATCTCGCTCGCCTAGAGCAAACTTGCCAAAGTTCAGCATTACATCTAATGCGCCAAACATGGCTTTGCCAAAGTTTTCCATAGCATCAGCAGCTAAGTTGGTTTTCATAATCTGACCAGCAAGGGCTGCGTTCTGGTCATGGATAGCAATAAGCGACTTCAATCGCATCTGTGTTTCGCTATCTGTTGCCTGATTCAAAGCTGCAAATAATCCAATGCGCTCTACGTCAAACTTCTTTTCCAATTCTTTCAGAGCTAGTTCATCGCCTGTAAGGGTTAGCTTGCGAGTCGTATTGTCATTATCAATCTTCTTCAAAGTATTCTGAGTCTTTTGAAGTTTGATTGCATCCCTAGCGGCTTTATCAATAGCCATGCGCTCTGCTGGGGATTGGGCTGGAGTACCTGCGCTTCTGGCTTTAGTAGATGAGCCTAACTTACCTATCAATCCAATTATGTTGTATTGAGCAACATCGCCAATAGCGCCAAATAAATCTTTAAGGACTGGCAATGAGTTGAGTTTAGAAGTAAGAACTCCTATGCCATAGATGACGTTACCTATTTGAGTGGCAAAGCCTTCCATTGCTGTAGTTGCTCCGCCGATACCTTCTTCGCCAGCAATAAGTTGCATAGCATCAAGTAGGTCTTTGCCAATAATCTCTTTAGCGTTCTCGGATGCAACTGCTAGGCGAGCCATTGATCCTGCATAACCTTCAGCAGCGGCTAACGCCTGACCAGAAAATTTCTTTGTAAGTTCTGCTGTAATTAAGTCTAAGTCACCAGATGCAAGCGTGGCTTTAGATAAACCTGCACCTAAACGGCTAAGAGCTGTGGTCTGACCACCATAAGCCTTTGCAAGCGCCATAGATACAGCGCCTAAATCTTTGCCTGTACCTGCTGCAATGTCTAGCGCTAAGGCTAAGCCATCTTGTGACTTCTTAACATCGCCTGTGGCTGTCAATAGGGTTCTAAACGCGGGCCTCAAATTGTCATCGAGGACACCTGTAGCGCGTTGTAAGTCTGCAATAAACTTTTCAACCTCGATGGAAGCAAAGGCATTGCCTGTGTTTGCTAAAGCTAAAGAAAGAGATCGTGCAGCCTTTTCATCAGCTGCAAATGCTTTAGCCGCATTCTTACCAAATGCCAAAACTTTAGAAGCAGCAAAGACTCCAAGTAGTTGCTTGCCTAACTTACCTACAGACTTCTCAAGCTTTTGTGTTGCTGTTTCTGCCTGCTTGAATGCTTTATTGCCGGTAAACTGGGCGGCAATATCAATTACTGGACCAGCCATTATCGCTTCCCTACTGTTGCATTAAACTTTTTACCTGCATTCTCAATGGCTCTTACAACAGCCTTTGTAGCGTTGCCCTTGTCATTTTCCCAAGCCTTATAAATTAAACGACCACGATCTTTACCTGAACCAGTTAGTGGCCCCATTGCTTGTGCAAAGTTAGGGCGTGATGATGGCTCTGTGCCTGGGGCTAAACGCCCTGCTGTTTCATAAATAGCACCTGCTGCTGAAAGGTTACGAATCTGCGCTAACGCCGTAAAGCCTCTGCGGTTAGGCTTTGATGGTGTTGTCTTATAACCAATACCGCGCTTAACAATAGATGCGTTAAATACAGGAAACTTGCCACCTTCACGCGCCCAGTTACTCAATGGCGAACCTGTAACAAATCCTCTAGCTTCTTTTACAACAGGCTTAAGGACATTAGCAATTTCCTTTTGTGTTTCTTTAGCTAAATCTGGAGCATAGTTTCGAAGTGCCTTGCGAAGTTCAACGGCGCCTTTGATGTTTACTGGCATTTTGTATCTCCTTCGCTTCATCCTGTAGAACCTTGATTAGGTTCTTTAGCATTACTTCATCTAGCTCTAATAATTGTTGTGGCGCGATCCCGAGTCTGACACTTAATTTAGCA